CTGTACGTCTGTCGTGTCTGGCTGTTACCGAATAGCTGATTGAACAGCTCATGGCCAAGAAACCGATAGCCATAATTCGATGGGTGGACACGATCCTGAAGGAAAGGGTTTGTCGTGGCCGTTTGCCCTGCATCTACGGTCGGATCCGAACCACCAAAAACCTTTGACCAGCTATCGAATAGCACCGTGCGCGGACAAATGTTTCTAGCCTTCTGATACGCAAGACGCAGGCCATTATTCCAGTTTGAGACTAAAGCCTGGGCGGCTGTCAGGTCGGTATCAAACGTTGGGTAGGCGCTCGATGATGGAAACGCAGCGTTGAACGGTCTTGATGTCATCGGGTTTGGCATGCGCAAAACCACAGAGTCACCAGGAAAGGCGGTCTGGATCTTGTTGATGGCCTTGATCACATATCCGCTGATGTACTCCGAGATGGAATCGACAGTCCCAGTCCCGACATCGTTATAAAGAATCAGGTCATTGATTCCATAGCAGAGCACCCACTGAACGTTTTTAACCTTAGCCGGAACAGTCGCCCGATAAGCCAAGGCCGTCAGCAATGAAACGGCACCCGATGGCTTATGCCCGTAATAGTCCCAGGCTCCAGCCCCTGCGGTTACTCCTGGAAAATCACCAGTTGGCCCCACAAACGAAGCATTCAGCGGGTCTTCAACAAAGCCTTTCAGGGTATACCCAGAGCCACCGAAGTTGATTGTCCCGAGCATGCCAGCAGCAGGCATACCTGCCGCACGCCAATAGGTGGTGATGTAATCGAAAAGATACCCGCTTCCGCCAGCTTGCTCAGTTGTGGAGTCACCGACGTGAATCTGCAGCATCCCGTCCGCCGAAAAATCTCCAAGCCCGGACGTCATGTTTCGACCTGGCGTCAACTTGAAGTCGGCATAAACCTTGCTCAAGGTCGGAACTGTCACGCCATTTATGACAACAGAGTCAGAACTCGACAGGAAAATTTGATTTGCCAAAGACACAAGCTGCCCAAATAGCAGCACATCTGCTGTACCACTCATTCTGATTCCTTTACTGCGATCGGCAGCAGTCTTTATGGCTGGTCGTACCAGGTATCAAGCACGTTATTGAGCTGTAGGTTCACGCTTTGCAGGTCATCACCAAGTAGCTCCTCAACATCTGCAACCTGTCCATTCAGGTCTGATACCGGAGCAATCACCTCGGCCGCCTGGATTGTTTGCGTTGTGGCGTAGTCAATCATGTAAAACAGGTCGAACCGGTATAGGTCGGCCTTTTGTAGCTGGTCGGTCATCAGCGAACCATTCGACCGGATGACGCCGAACGAACCGTCAACGAACGAGATATTGTTGCTGTCGGATAGTGTCGAATCGAGCGGGCTGACCACCGCGTCACGCGCTGCCGGGCTATTTGCCCACACGATGACCTGCACCGACTGTTCCTGGCGCTTCGTTTCCTTGTATGCAGCGCCGAAACCGCCGACCCTGGCAAGGATCGCATGAGCGCCTGTGAGCGCGATAACCGGTCCTGAGCTAGTCGCGCCAGGGATCAGGTACGCAAGCGCAGTGGCTGCGCTCGTGAGGGTGTCCGACTGCTGCACGGCATAGACATAGCTGGCGCCGTTCAGGTTGATCATGATGTTCTGGGCGCTGATCGTCCCTGACAGCGTTACCACCGACCCGGCGACGCTCATAACCAGCGTGTGGACCGGAGCCGTCAGCGGAATCCATGAGCGGCCCAGGTAGCGGGTCGTGCTGCGGTCCTTGCCGTGCGGATACACGCTGATGTGCGCAATCCCTGCGGCCAGGTCGGCCTCAAGCTGTTCAGGCACAGGCCAGCCCGGGTAAACCCGGATCGGGAACCCGGCAACGCTTGGCTGCCCGGTCCCGCTCGGGTAGACGATGGCCGCAATCTGGGCCGAGACCTGCTTCAGTACGTCGGTAAGGCTCGCCATTACGCCAACTCCCAGTCTTCAGCGGTGAAATCTTCGAAGCTGAAGGCATAGGGATAGCTTTCAGGGTCATGCCGGCGGTGAATAGTCAGGCCAAGGCCGCTGTAGCGAATGTAGGCCTCGCCATTCCACGACTTTCGGAACGCGCAGGCTGCCGGACTGGACTGAAGGTGATCGCGAAACGCGCTTCCTGTATCCATCGTCACACCTGCGCCTGCATTGCGGTGATGCGCCAACCCATATCGGTCAGTTCAGCGCTCGAAATCACGTATTTCCGGCCAAGCTCGCACCGGATCACGTCGCTGGTGCGCAAAACGATGCCTGGATAGGCGGGCATGAGGATCAGCCACCACGGCGTTTTCACGTCCAGCGGCAGCTTGGCGTCGTTCGTCTCTCCCTTCGTGCCCTGCAAGATACTGGCGGGCCAGCCCTGCATTAGTGCGACCTCAGTCGCCCGAGTGCCGCCTGAGTAGGCGCCGAGACCAACGCTTTGATCCTGGTGATCGCGCAGCACGCTCACAACGCGATTCGTCTGCACGCAGTAGATCGGCAGCGTGTCCTGCATGGCGGCGACGAAGAACGTGCCTTGCCGGCCGACGAGGAAGTCTCCAACCTTAAACGGACGAGCGTCGAACATCCCAAGCCACGTGGCCTGGCCGTACTTGTTCGGTGCGGAGTAGCTGAAATTCGTGGTGAACGACGCAGGCAGCGTCTGCAAAGCGGTTGACGACAGCGGGTTACTGGCGCTCGTGGCGCGAAATTGCTGGTAGTCGAAACCGATACGCTTGGCTGCCTGCCCGTACCCTTTATAAATCTTGGCCTGGAGCTTTGCGCCGTCCATGTCACACCACCAGGGTCAAGCCGCCATCACCCAAGCCTGGGCCCGGGGGGATGCCGAGGAAGCCGCAAAGACGGCGACTCCATGAGTCAAGCAGGCGATCACGATCACGCTGCTCGTTCTTGTTGTGAACCCACACGGCCGCCTGATCTGTATCGAGGTTTTCCCGCGTGCTGATCACATCAGTCTCAAGCAGGTAGAGGTTGGCCAGGTATGTGACCCTGATTACCGCCTCTTCCGAGGGCTGCATGTTGTTCAGGCGGAACTCAAGCGTGCCGTACTGCTGGTAGAACCGGTGGCCGAATGCCTGTGTCGGCACTCCACCAAACAGAGGGAACCCGCAGAATCGCCGAATATCTGTCTTTTCTGCGTCCGTGAAGGCCATGGTTCAGTCCTCGTATTCGATGCCATCCAGCGGGGCTTTACGGTCGACCAGAAGTGCAATGTCTTCTGCATCGGTGACAGTCACGCCCGGGCTCCACGCACGGGTAGCGCCGGTGTCGTCAATGAACGCATACGGTGCAGAGAGCACGACCGACTCAGGTGGCGCGTCGTCTTTTTTTCGACCCATGATTCTCTCCAGTGGCCGGGGCTTGCACCCCGGCGCTTGATTAGGCGGACTCGATCACGACGGCGCGCTTGAAGTAGCTGTTGCTCGCGGTCGGGATGATGGTTGGGTTGGCGGTCGCATCGGTCGGCACTGCAAAGCCACCGATCCAGTACCAGGACTGGGCGATGATTTGTTGCAGGCGGTCGAGCGGCTCACGGGTCACCATGCAGATGTCGTCAACCATGACTTTCAGGCTGTCGCCGTCGCCCACGTCGCTGTAGCCGACGCTTGCGAAGTCACCTTCAACCAGAGCGCCCTGGCCGCACACGATGGCGCGACGAATAGGCACGCCGCCCAGCGTCTGCTGGTAGGCTTCAGTGGTGGTGATGAAGCGCACGCCGAGCAACTCGATGATCTGACCCTGCTTGTATGTCTCGGAGCCGTAGGCGCCGCGATACAGCAGCTTGAAGTCACCGTCCTGGAACAGCTCCAGCAGGTGGTTGTCGTCCAGGTAAGCGTTGTACAGGCCGTTGATGGTCGGCACGTTGTTGGTGCGCAGGCGGGCCACAGCAGACAGCACGGTCTGCATGGTCAGCAGGTCGGTAGCGATCAGGCTGGAGGTGCTCGCGCGATTGGAGGCACGCAGCACGCTTGGGCCAACACTGGAAATCACGCCATTGCCCGCGGTGCCGTCGGACACGCTGACGTTTGCACTGAAGGTAAGAACGCCAGACACGCCGATTGGCGCGGTCGAAACGTTGGAGCCATCAGCCACAACGCCGGTCAGGGTGTAAACGCCGGCGCCGACGGTAACAGTCATCGGGGTGCCGACGGATACAGGCACCATCACGCCGTTTGCCAGCACGTATTGGAAGCCGCGGATGTCATCGACAGCCAGGGTCAAAGCCGGTGCGCCAAGAGTGGTACGAACGCGGGTGTTGCCGCCCAGGTACGAACTGAACAGCGCGTTACGCGCCAGGCGATCCAGGGACTGAGCCGACTGCACGCCGTTGACGTTGGCGTTTTCCATGAACTGCTTCGCGATACCCACGCCCTGAGTAACCATGTTCAGGTCGATCGTGTCGCCGTACATGTTCATCGACAGGGTGTACTGCTCAACGGTCCAACCGGACGGGGTCAGGCCGTTGTCCAGGTTGGTGTTGGTGGTCGGATTCAGTGGGGTGGTGACCGGTGCTTTCAGGCCGCGACGGGTCTTGGTGACGGTCTCACCGACCTTGTTCGGGATTTCTTCGCGGTCAGCGATGGCGCGGAAGCCGAGGCGGGAATGGATACCGGCCTGGAATTCGCGCTCCAGAAAGCCTTGCTGAATGATTGGCTGGAGGGGAGCCGGGAAATTGTTAATTGCCATGGGGCAAAACTCCTAAGGGTTCGATAGTGTCTTACCCCTTGGGCGTCTGGCCCCGGTGGGTGAATCAAGCGGTTAAGCCTTCAGCGCTGCGGCCTTGGCCACGGCATATTCCTTGTCGTCCATCTCTGTGACCTTCTTGGCCACAGGCGGAACAGGAGAAGGCGGTGTTTGCGGGTTGCTGCTACTGGTCGGCGGCTTGCCGAACAGGTACGGCTTCGACTCTTTCAGGCCAGTGAAAAGCGCTTCAGCGCCCTCCAGCTTTCCGTCCTTGAGGGTTACAGAGGACAGATCAGCCAGCTTCAGGCCGTCTACGTCAACCATGCCCGCCTTGACCGCTTCGCTTTTCAGCTCGGCCAGCAAGACGCGCTTGTCAGCTTCGGCCTGGACTTCAGTCGTGGCTTCGGCTTTGGCGGCCACTCCGGC